GGAAAGGGCGGTTTCTTTCGATAAGTAGCGGGCTGCACGCGGCTTGGCTGAGAGATCAGCCAACCGAGTAAGAAGGGTCTGTGATGTTGTCTTGCGACGGAAGTATTGAATAAGGAGCATCTTCAGCATGCCCTTATTCTTCTTCCGGTGTGGACTCCGCTTCACCAGCTCCAGCATAAACGGCAAGTCGCGCTTCGACGGGAGACGACTTATCTTCCGGATGCGACGAACCGTTTCTGCTGGAGTGGGAGTGTGCTCTGCGTCCTGTCCTCCTCGGAGGCGGTTCGCGAGCGTTGTGGCTGATTGCAACTCTATGAGGAAGTCGGAGACGGAGACCTCTCCGTTTTCGGCCTGCTCGAGTTTCACTCTGTTCATGACGGACGGAGGGGGAGACAGCGCCTCGCACCTCGAAAACTGCATGGGGCCCCTTCGAAGAAGGGTTTCAACAGTTGAGAGGGTCGGGGGCGCCCCGCTTCCCCAATGTCTCACACGCCCAGGTGTGTAGCTTGGTGCAAGCCGGTGGGCGGTTTGCTTTGCGATGCCTGCCCCAATCCCGGATTCGGAATTGAGGGCATCGCAGACCGCGAGTGCCGACGAGGATTGTCCCGCAAACAGCTTGGAGGCTGTCAGCGCGCTCAAATGACCTACATCAGTCGTGAAGGCGCGTGCTCCTCGCTGTTCGACAATCCTTTCACAGAATACGCCTCGCCTCCCGGTGAAGCTCTTGGAGTGATTGACAACCATTCCAAGGGCCTCTAGGTTGGCGCTGTAGCGATCCCTGATGGGCTTCGACCAAAAGCCTATCAGGTCATCCCCACAGACCGCGTATGACGTCCGTCGTGCACCCGCGTGCCAAGCTGCAAAAGAGTTGAGGAGGCTCAGGATAACCCACGAGCAGCCGAGTCCCATGTGGATGCCCCCTTTGGTTTTCCGAGGGGGGTACTTGCCTGGGATGTTGACTGCTTTTGGGGAAAAGACCTGCTCCACGATAGGCACATCCTGAGGTCGGCCCAGCTTACGGCAGAGTTCTACTGCCGTGTGCCGGGCCACCTCATGAGGGATGTAGTCGGTCGCAGCCTTGAGGTCTGCGGAGAATAGTTGCGGCTTTTCTCCGCAGGCCCAGATGCGTACCTGCCTTCCTTGGAGCATGTCCCGTGTCGTGACTAGCCGATTCAGGGCCTTGAGCCATGTATGGGTTAGTTGCCGACACGTCTGAACCTCTTCAGCCGGGTGGATGGTGGCCACTCGGATCTTGCCTCCTTTTTCTTCGATGGGGCAAGGTCTGAGTGGGCGTGGCAGTGTGGTCTTCATGTACTCAGCTCGGCAGAACCGAGCCGGGGGCATGGGGGGGACAAGGCCTTCGGTGATGTCGGCGAGTAAGTCGAAATCCATGAAGATGGAGATCGCCTGCTCGTCGCCGATGTAACCTTTGACTGCCCCCGCGTACCCTGGCTCCTGCCAGTTGTTGAACACGGGTTCCATGTTGTCACACAACTTCTTGGTCCAAAGCTCACCAAGGGCGGCGGCTGTTCCTCCCTGACGACGGGAGTGTGACAGGCATGCCGCATTGGTGGGGATTGGATCATGGAGTTCACCATCCTCCTTTAGCTCTGGTATGGGGAGTTGTTCAATAAATCGGGAGATGTCTTTTAACATCTTCCGATCGAAGGGACGATCCTCCATCCAGCGCTCTACAGTGGAGTCCACAGACGAACTAATTTGGTTTGGCCTTGTTGTCCACCACACACTCCGGCCGACAGTGGAGGCTAGGAATCCCTTCCTAGCCGACTTGTCGTTCGTGGTGCGCAGCAAGCTCCAAGTACGCCAATCATGAGAGGCCTCCGAAAGGGTCTTCGGTCCCTCTCGGATAGCGCGCAAGAGAAGCACTAGAAACCGATCTATTAGCCTTCTGTTGAGGCGGCCCGGGCGTGTGGGCTCGCCGTATCGTAAGCAGAATGCTTCACGGATTGGGGGATAGTGCGTCTTCAGTGCGCGAAACCTCTCATAATTAGTTCGTCCGCAAGATCCCGGTGATGCTGCCACGTTGAGTGTATGCAGCAACCACCGGGGACGCCGCCACCCCTTTTGGCCACGGATTCCAGTGACCGAAAGGAGCTTTAACCACCCGCTAACTTGCTTGAAGGATTTCGGGATCCTCCAGGCTCGATGGTAGGTGGTGGCGGCGCCAGGGCTACCAGGTAAGGATTTCTCCTTGCCAGGTACATGTGTGAGTTTTCTTAACTTACCCATGGC